TGTGAGCTGCGGCCGTTTCCATGAAGGCCAGTGGCACGCCGGCCACTATCGCACCGTGGGAGCGAACCCGGAGCTTCGGTTCAATCCCGACAACGTCCACAAGCAATGCGCGCCCTGCAACAACCACAAATCCGGCGACATCGTGAATTACCGGATCAACCTGGTGAGGCGCATCGGCTTGGAACGCGTCGAGATTCTTGAAGGGCCTCATAAGGCCCAGCGCTACACCATCGAAGATTTGAAAACCATGAAGGCCGATTACCGGGCACTGATCAGGGAATTGAAAGGAGCAGCAGCATGATCTATCGCAATGTGGTATCCGCAGTTGTTCGGGCGTTGGCCGCCGAAACCATCAACTCAGCAGGTGGGTGCGACTTTGAACCCAAGGTGCAGTGCGCCAAGCAGAAGGGGGAGATCGTCGGGAAGGAGGCAGCGTTCCTCACTGACTGCTGGGTGTTCGGTCGGCTGCACAAGACGCTGTCGGCAGCGCACTGGCGGGCGTTGGTCGCGAAGTACTCCACGCATGATGAGCGTAAGCATGGGGCAATCCTCGAGCTGATCAAGACAGTACAGTCGCCGGCGCCGCAACGGTTTCGCGAGTGCGCTGTGTTGACGTGGGCGATCCCGCAGGTGGCGGGCGTGGAGGGTAGGCGTTCGGCCGCGGTCCTGCCTGCAGCGTGGTACGACATCACCAATTGGGACAATGACGGCAAGCCGGAATCGACCCGGTACCGGTGGCGTTCGAACATACGCAAGGCGCTTGATGACCAGGTGAACGAGGCACTGACGGCTGCTCAGGAATTGCTGGAATCCGAGGGCTTGATCGAAAGTTGCGCGGCGTAGCAAATAGCCATTGCAATGAGTGAGAGAATGATAGAATATTCACTTATTCTGTCGATCTTGCGCGTTAGGGATTGACAATGCTGAGCCTCGCCATTGTGCGGGGCTTTTTCATTCTGGAGAGAATGATCGAGCAGCCCAAGGTTGGAGTGCTCATTAGAGACCGCACTGGTACCTTGGAGTTGAGGTGTCCGCTACAGGACCATATGAAGGCGACCACGGGTTCGAATCCTGTTATTCCCCATTTTTCGCAAAACCGGTAGTCAACCCGGGTTTCGCCTTGGCTACTCGCGTTTGTTGAGTCGGAGGCTAGAGTTATCACCACAGGATATCGGCATTCCCCGTAGATCCTGCTCGAGGAGGTGATTCTATGAATGGTTCCGGAAAGCTTGGAGGCGTCAGCAGATTTATCGCTACCTTCCTTCTCGTACTACTGTCGTCATTTACTACAACTGCCTGGGCAACGTGTTCTGAAAACTGTGCAGCTGCGAATTATGCATGCGCAAAACCCTGCGATTCGACTAACACAGTCTGTCAGATCGGAGCTTCTGAGCAGCAGAAGGTTCAGTGTAGGGCCCAGCACGCACAATGCACATCTCAATGCTCTTCGGCGCATGCTAGATGCGAAGCTGGCTGCCCAAAAGCAAGCGCGGAAAACTTTCTAGAGTTGCGAACAGCTCCGCTTTGGGGTGGAAAGTAGGCGCGTAAAACCCAAATGACTACACGCAAAGATGTACGGGAACCCCGCAAAGTGCGGGGTTTTTTGCGCCTGAGATCCACCTGTAGCCAGGTAACCCTAGGGAAGGTCTGGATGTCGATAGCCGGACAGTGCAGTGCTACGACATAACACCGGCAGCCCGCGTACCCCGTTCTAACTATGCTTGCGGAGTAGCGCGAGACTGGATCGGCGGGACCGATGCAATTGGGTGTCGGCGCCGTGAATGTTTTCGGCAGACAGTGGGAAAGACTGCGCACCTATTCAGTTTGGACTTGGCGCGAGACTACCTTTCCTCAAGTTTTGATCTTCAAAACAGCGGCCGGACGTTTTCCTGCCGCACGAGGAAGATGCTCGAACAACTCGGTAGCGACCAAGTCGGCGATTACGTCTTGGACTGCTTGCATAGTGTTTGGGTTTTTGGCGTAACGAGTACGCAGTAAGTAGTCCAAAGAGGCGGGGTTTACTTGATCCAGATTGCTTTTGATGGCTCCAACAACAATCTCGCTAACGCCGCGTTCTTGAAATACGTCCGCTAGCCGGGCGGCATAAAAGCCTGCTTGAGCTCCGCCGTAGGGAAGGTCGATCCATCCTTGGTCAGGCGCGCTCACTCGAATTGATGTGTCAAGTGCAGCAAGCGCCGCCTCCAATTGCTCCATTTTAGATGTGTGGAGGAAATCGACCAGGCGATCGCCCTGGGTCTGAGCAACGTCGAGCAGGCGGCGCAAATCGGCTTTTCGCATTCCGCGTTTCATCATTTCGTTCCAGAGTGCGATTTTGGCCACGGTTACGGCTGGAAGAGTGATGACCTGTTCGTCAGCCTCTGGTGGCGTTGCTTCTGGTATGGCGCGACGCTGTTCAACGTAAATCGAGAGCGTAGTCTCGATCGCGTCCACGGCTTGGGCGATAGCGTGTTCACGGTCATCACCGAAGCTGTTCAGTTCAGGTAAGTCTCGGCAGAACACTGCTATGCCGGCGGAATCCTGGTCAAAGCGAATTGCGTAGTCGTACATAGTCACTCCTCTTTGGAGGTGATGAAGTCGATTCAGATGTGGTGAAGGGGCTCTCAGAGCCCCAGTTGTTTAATGATCGCCTTGCGGGTCGGTTCTGGCATTTCCTTACTGCCGTGATCCGCGAAGGTGGTCTTGTTGCCGTTTGGGGCGGTGATCTTGAAGTGGCTTCCTTTGCCAGCTTCAAAGGTCACCCCTTGGGCCTTCAACCATCGTCTGAACTCGCTGAACTTCATCACCTCGCCTCGTTGTTTGGATGAGCTCATTCTACAACATTTCTGTTTTATCACAACATTTATGTGTTGCTTTTTTTGGTCCCTCTTCAGGGCCACTGCATCCGCAGGGGCTTTCTCGTATCTGGCACCCACGCCATCGTCTTTGCCCCGAGCGGATGAGAGAGGCGGGGAGTGCCGGACCTATTCTCGCTCTCCCCGAAAGGGAGGAATCCGGATGCCAAACATGCCCGACAAACCAGACACCTGGCTCATCGTCATGGCCTGGCTCAGCCAACACTCGCCGATGTTCTATGCCGCGACCCTGTCGTGCTGGATCGCCTTCTTGCGCGTCATTTACGGGGGAGGGGGAAGGCGAAAGGCGCTGCTCGAATCCTGCCTGTGTGGCGCGATCACAGCCGGGGCGTTCCCTTTGCTCGAATACTTCAACCTTCCATCGAGCCTTGCGGCTGCCGTCGGTGCTGTCATCGGCACCCTTGGCGTGAAGAAAGTGGCCGACCTGGCCGACCGATTCACCGACTTCAAATTACCCAAGCGGCAGGAGTGACCCATGCAACTGATCGACAACTGGAAACAAGCGCTGAGCATGACCAGCGTTCAGGCGGGCGGCGCCATTGCGGCGCTGGGTATCGCTGAACAGCTGATGCCCCAACTACAGGCCGTGCTGCCACCGGTGGCCTATGGCGTGCTGGGTCTGCTGGTGATGGTTGCCCGGGTGATCCTTCAGCCGAAGCTGACCAAATGAGCAGCGTCATTCGGCTACATCACGCATTGCCACTGAGCCCAGCAATCAACAAGGCCATCGCCGATCTGGATAGCGTCATCGCCACAGCGATCGATACTGCAAAAGGTGATGGTCTACCTCAGGGCCTGGTAGTGGCTGTATTGCACGGCCACGCTCATAGTGAGACGGCAAAGATGGTGGGATAGGTAAGCGGCAGACAGCTAATGGTCCGCTACTTCGCCGTGGGTGACGTTGGTGTCACATCTAGTGCTGAGAAATGTCGCATTAAAGTCCTTGGACTCAGATGCTAATTCAATTCGCGCTACATGTATTTTTGCGAGGAAGTTGCTTGGTTCGCCGGATTTCTCGAAGTTCAATCGGGCTGCTTCCAGTCCATGTGCCTTATGGCGCTCTGCCTCTTTGTACAGTGTGAAGCGCTCAGATGCCGCGACGCATAACGATTCTCTGGTCATCTGCTCTGCCGCGCTGCGGTCATGGGCGTCATCACCATCGCATCCAGTCAGTAGCAGTGCGGTGCAAAGTACAAGGCAGTTTCTCAATGCTGGTTTCATAGCGATGCTGGATTCAAGTGGTGATCGCCACCAATACCGGCAACGCGCCACTATTTCAAGCTTGGGGTGAAACATGGGCCGGCCGATGCCACCTGCCTCGATCATGGATCTGTCCGACTTCGGCATTCGCCTGTCGCCTGCACCTGAGGTGTGGGAGTGGCTCCAAACCGAGATCCTTTCCGACACCGGCAGCATCCATAACGAAGACCATGCCCATCTGATCGACGCTGACATCCGCGTGATGTGGGCGTCGTCTGCATTCAGCAAGAAGGGTCGCACCGTAGTAGGCCAAGCCGAAGAGGTCGCGTTCCGTGCGGGTGGCTGGCAGAAGGCACGGATGGAACAGCAGATGCTGGATTGGTTCGGCGACGTGCCGGCCTACATGATCACCCTGGCTGCCGACTACTGCTCACAGTGCTCCGATGCTGACTTCTGCGCACTGGTCGAGCATGAGCTTTATCACATCGCCCAGGCGAAGGATAAGTACGGCGCACTCAAGTTCACCCAGGAGGGATTGCCCAAGCTTGAGATGCGCGGACACGACGTTGAAGAGTTCGTCGGTGTGGTGCGTCGCTACGGTGCGAGCCCTGATGTACAGGAGTTGGTAGACGCTGCGAACAAACCTGCTGAGGTAGGGAAATTGAACATATCGAGGGCCTGCGGAACCTGTCTGCTCAAGTCGGCCTGACTTTGACAGTACTTTGACGGATGCCCACTTATGGCCGCACTCAGAGACGAGGTGAAAGCCTTTGTTGTACAGGCTCTCGCCTGCTTTGACACGCCATCGCAAGTGGTGGTGTCCGTCAAAGAAAGATTTGATCTTGAAGTCACCCGCCAGCAATGCGAGGCATACGACCCGACCAAGTACGTCGGACGCAACCTCCACGTCAAATGGCAGACATTGTTCAACGACACTCGGAAGCGATTTCGCGAGGAGACGGCAGAGATCCCGATCGCAAACCGCGCGTATCGATTGCGTGCGTTGGGACGGATGGCTGAGAAAGCCGAGAACATGAAGAACATGGCTCTCACTGCCCAGTTGCTGGAGCAGGCCGCGAAGGAAGTCGGCGATGTCTACGTGAATCGCCAGACCAAGAACGAAAACCCACATGACAACGTGCCGCCTACTCGGGTGCAGGTCGACGTGGTGGATGCGAGGAAGTCTGATGCCGACGCTTAACGTCCCACAGGCCAGATTCCTTCAGATGGAGAACAAGTTTCGTGGCTTCGTCGCGGGGTTCGGCTCAGGCAAGACCTGGGTGGGCTGCGCAGGCATCTGCAAGCACGTCTGGGAATGGCCGCGAATCAACTCGGGCTACTTCGCTCCGACCTATCCGCAGATCCGCGACATCTTCTTCCCGACGATTGAAGAAGTGGCTTTCGACTGGGGCCTGAAGGTCAAGACGAAGGAGAGCGACAAGGAAGTCGAGTTCTACAGCGGTGGCCAGTACCGCAGCACGACCATCTGCCGCTCGATGGAGAAGCCGCAGACGATCGTGGGCTTCAAGATCGGGCATGCGCTGGTGGATGAGTTGGACGTCCTGCCCGCGCTCAAGGCCGAGCACGCCTGGCGTAAGATCATCGCCCGGATGCGCTATAACGAGCCGGGGCTCAAGAACGGCGTGGACGTGACCACCACCCCGGAAGGGTTCAAGTTCGTCTATCAGCAGTTCGTGAAGCAGCTGCGCGAGAAGCCTTCGCTGCAAGGCATGTACGGCCTGGTACAAGCCAGCACGTTCGACAACGAGTTGAACCTGCCGCCCGATTACATCCCATCCTTGATGGAGTCCTATCCGCCGCAGCTGATCCTGGCCTATCTCAACGGTCAGTTCGTCAACCTGAATGCCGGGTCGATCTACCACGCGTACGACCGGAAGCTGAATAGCTGCTTCGATGCTGTTGAGTCAGGCGAGCCGCTGTTCATCGGCATGGACTTCAACGTCGGCAAGATGGCGGCGATCACTCACGTCAAGCGCGCCGACGGGAAGCCCCGGGCGGTCGACGAGCTGATCGACGGCTTCGATACCCCGGACATGATCCGGCGCATCAAGGAGCGCTACTGGCGCTACAACGGCAAGGACTACGAGAAGACCTGCGAGATCCGTATCTATCCAGATGCCTCTGGTGGGTCCCGCAAGTCGGTGAATGCCAGCGAGACGGACATTGCCATCCTGCGCCAAGCGGGATTCAGCGTCATCGCACCGGATGCAAACCCGCCGGTGAAAGATCGCATCAACGCCATGAACGCAATGTTCTGCAATGCCAATGGCGAGCGTCGTTATCTGATCAACCCCCTGCGCTGCCCGACTTACGCAGACGGACTCGAGCAGCAGGTGTGGGCGCCCAATGGTGAGCCCGACAAGAAGTCTGGCGTGGACCACGCAAACGACGCCGGCGGCTACTTCATCCATCACGATTACCCGATCATCAAGCCGATGACCCACATTCCTGTCACATTCAGCTTCTGAGGCCATCCATGGCGAATTTCAGCACTCCCCGGGCAGAGTACGCACAAGCCCTGCCTGGCTGGCAGTTGGTGAAACGCTGCGTCGCCGGTGCGCGAGAGGTGCGAAAGCACGACGAATACCTACCGATGCCAGACCCGGAAAACAAAACACCGGAGAACCTGGCTCGGTTCAAGCAGTACAAGAAGCGGGCTATGTTTCTCAACATCACCGGTCGCACTCGCACCGGTCTGATGGGGGCGGTGTTTCGCAAGACCGCCGAACTGTCACTGCCAACCGCGGTGGAGTACCTGAAGGAGAACGCCAGCGGAGACGGCACCAGCCTTGAGCAGTTGTCGAAGGAATCGGTTGGCGAGTGCCTGGACAGCGGGCGAGGCGGCTTTCTGGTCGACTTCCCGACTGTGGCCACTGAAAGCGGCGTCAGCTCGATGGCTGACCTTGCCACCAAGCGCGCCCTGATCCATCACTACGACGCCCTGTCGATTATCGACTGGGATGAGCAGGTGATCGATGACGTGAAACGTCTGGTGTACGTGAACCTGCGGGAGTGTGTGTCTGAGTTCAACGCTATCGACCTGTCCCGTGAGACATACACGCAGAACAGGGTCTTGCTGCTGGTCGATGGGAAATACGTACAGCGCGTCTACAAGGAAGGCGAAGAAAGCGTCGTAGAGACGCAGCCTACCGACAAGGCTGGCCAGCCCTTCGATCACATCCCGTTCAGCTTCTACGGCGCCCAGAATAATGACGCCAGCATCGACAAGGCACCTCTGGAAGACCTTGCCGACGTAAATATCCTGCACTACGGCAACAGCGCCACTGTAGAGGAGAGCGGCTTCATCAGTAGCCAGCCGACGCTGTTCATCACCACGAGCATCGAAGCCGACGAGTTCGCGAAGCTGAACCCGAATGGTATGCACATCGGGTCTCGACGCGGACACAACCTCGGGAAGTCCGGGTCTGCTGTAATGCTGCAGGCTACTGAAACCCAACTCGCCCGCGAGCTGATGAAGGATAAAGAAGAGCAGATGCTGATGATCGGCGCCCGTGTCGTCCAGAAGGGCAGCGGCGCCGAGACGGCAGAGGCGGTACGAATCAGGTACAGCTCAGACAACAGCGTGCTGGGTACAATCGCCGGCAACGTATCTGAGGCCCTGAAGCGCGCGATTCTCGACGCGGAGCGCTTCATGATGGATGTGCCGGACGAGAAGGGCACCGTGTTCTGGCTCAATCAATCGTTCTTCGACGAGACGATGACCGCGCAAGACATCCTCGCCCAGGTGCAACTGTGGCAGCAGGGCTTCATCGCGAAGTCCGATGTACGGGTGAATCTGCGTCAGGGCGGTGTGCTTGAGGCTGACCGCACGGACGCCAAGATCGATGAAGAGCTGGCCAGCGCGCCACCGGTAGGCGGAAACGATGAGTAACGAAGGCTTTCTTGAGGACGCCGCCACGCGGCACCAGATTTACGTCCAGCGGTACGCCGGCGGAAACCTGAAGCGTGTGGCGTCGTTCATCAGCAAAGCCATCAAGACCGCCAAGCAGCGAGTATCGGACGGCCTTAGCGCTTACGGTACGCGTCGGTACAACTCTCAGATCGAAACGCTTCAGGGCGACCTGCGGGGCATCTACGACGACCTCAAAGGGCGTGCTCAGCTTGATCTCGGCGATTTTGCGACCTACGAGGCGCAGTTCAACGCGACGATGCTAGGCAAAGTGGTGCGTGCTGGTGTCCAGCTCAATGTGCCATCTGCCGAGATGATCTCCGCCGCGGCTCTGGCCGATCCGCTGCAGCTCGAAGCGCGCAAGGGCATTCAGCGCATTAGCATTAGCGGCGCACTCGACCAGTTCGGCACCAAGAAGGCGGCCGAGATTATCGGCGAGATCCAGATCGGTTCCAGCCTGGGCGAAACCAGCCAGCAAATCAGCCGGCGGCTGACCAGCATTCACCAGTTGCAGCAGGATCAGGCCGGCGCACTGGTTCGCACTATGACCAACCACATCGCCAGCACCGCGCGAGTGGAGACGCTTAAGGCAAACGACGACATCCTCGCAGGAACGCGCAGGGTGGCGACCCTGGACTCGAAGACGACGCTGTTCTGCATGAGTGTCGACCAGACGGTGATCCCACTGGACGGACCGAAGCCGCCGTATCACTGGGGCTGCCGTACGACGCTCATTCCTGTGTTGAAGGCTGAGTTTGCCCGCGAGATAAAAGGCTCGACGCGGCCCTCAATCGGCCCTGACGGGGTGACGCTGGTATCGAGCAAGACGAGCTATCAAGAATGGCTGGCTCGTCAGCCGGTGGCATTCCAACGCGACATCCTCGGCCCGAACCGGTACGCACTGTTCACTAAGGGTGAGCTGACCCTAGACAAGTTCGTCGACGACAACGGCAAGACGCTGACGCTGAAGCAACTGAAAGACCTTGAACCATTGGCGTTCGAGCTGGCCGGCGTTAAATAACGGCTAGCCAATTACGGGACAAATTGCCTTGCGTCCGCCGCCTGCTCAGGGGGGGCGCGTCGTTATTTCATGATCGTTGACTGGAGGAAGGGATCTGCATATACAGTCCGTTCTTTCAATTTTGTTTCGGTAAGTCATGAGCGAAGAACGAGATATTCCAGAGCCCGAGCACGACCACCTGCTCGATCATGAATTCCATGATGACGAGTCAT